TAATTGATACCATCTAGGAAAATGTTCGTAAAACGTTTGCAGAGAATTCTTATCTTGTAGATAAAGACCTGCCTGAATGTTAGACCATAGTGCTAAATTATTAGCGTCGTTCCATTTTAAAGTTAACACTCCTCTGTCTGTATCTATTTTTAGAGAATACTTATTCCAATCTTCTGTAAAATCGGTTAATGCGGGCATGATAAATCCTTTAGGATATTTATAGAAGAAGGAAGAACGCTAAGAAAAAATTGATAAACATCATCACCGAAAGCGCGAGCATCATGAACAATGCTTGTGTCTATAAGATAAATTCTGCCCGGCTCTATATTATTAAATTTCACGAGGGTGCCAGACCCGTTGTCATATCTTAGGTCTAAACTTTCTGGATTTGTCGTGCCCCAGAGTCGCAGCCACGGGCTAGGAATAACTGTGTCGATATGAGGTTTAAATTCTGATCCGCTGTGCCATTTTAAGATATTTGATCTACACCAATGATGATTAAAAACTTTTAAAGGAGCTAGCGATTCTATTTTTAAAACTTCAGTTGGAATAACACAATCAGATTCTATAATAGGGTCGTTGGGATTTTTAAAATTCCATTCATACAACGATCCGTTTATAGGATCATTTTTCTTTAGAATGCCATCTTGATTAACGACAGCTAGCCCGAATCTAGGAAGATGATTATGCTGAGAACCCCATTGTTCAAAACACTCAGAAAATCGTATTATTTCTTTAATGAATAAATCACAGTCAATCTTAAGATTGATCGGTGTTAAAAAATTTTTATGCAGAATTTTATATTCATCTTCATAGATGTACGATTTGATTTTTTTAAATTTTTCTTTTTGTTTGTTAGATTGATTAAAAACTCGAATTGTATCGTTTATTATTTTTTCTTTGTTGATTAGCATATTATATATTTTTGTATTCGATTAGCCACTTGTTCAAAACTTTCTTCAAAAATGGAAATTTTTAACATAATTCTTTCGTGTTGATTGTTAACTACCCTATGAGGAACTGTAGTATCTAGCAGAACAGATTCGTAAAAATATTCTTTATCACCAAATATTATTGGACTTGCATTTTCTGTTAAGACAAAATTTAGACTGCATAGTGTACCGTTATCTACGTGCTCAGGTATTACTGCATATGGCTTTAGGTAATAAAATCTAGGCCTGCCTTTTACTTCAAAGTCTTGGATGATATTTTCTATGTATTCAGTTGTTCCTCTACCGATCAACCAATTATCTAATTTTAATTCTGGATATCTAGAATCTGTGTACGATACTGCTTGATTTCGAAATAATTCGGCTTCTTCTAATAATCTTTTTTTATCTACAGCATAGTTTAAATGAATTAACGTGTCCATAGCTGTATTTAAATGTATAGAAATTTTAGTCAAAAAAATAGGCCCCAAAGGGCCTATTTTACATTGTAGGTCCGTTGCCGTTCCTAAAGCCAACACTTCCACCTTCTGCTTCGATACGCTTGATTACGTCTTCGAATAAGATAGGAGCGAAGTCTAGGGTTTGTTCTACGCATACACAATGATACCTAGTGTCGATCTCATCGCTGTATAACACTTCTCCTGTTCTAGCATCTACACCACGAGCTTTTTTCACACGATTTGCGTGTAAATGTCCGTGTATGTTTACACCAAAACGACCTAAACTTGCTTCGTGTACTGGAATATGACTCAATATCATACCGTTCATAACGTGGTATGCACGTAACTCACGAAAGTATTCAGTGTACTCAGTATCACGAAAGATATCGTGGTTACCACGAATCAAGACCTTGTCTCCGTTTAATCTTGCTAATGTTTTCATAGCCTTACGGTTAATGACAACATCGCCTAAATGGTAGACCTTATCGGTAGGCTTGACTCTTTCGTTCCAAGCCTTGACCATAGCTTCGTCCATTTCGTCTGGATCTGTCCAGGGACGCAACTTTGTAACTCCATCATCTCGAGTGAAACGGCACACGCCAGCGTGGCCGAAGTGCGTATCACTCACTAAAAATACGCTAGGCATAGTGCTCTCCTTTCTAAGTTAATGTGTTATTATACTACGGCGTACTCAAAATGTCAACTACACGATCCTTTTGATGTTGCTGAAAAGCCACACCTTTACTGAGCCATTCTTTAACTAGCATAGAATTACCCCAACTACCGTATGGAGCATTGTCAAGTAGCCATTGGACAGTGCCGGGTAACATTTTTTTATTCCATGGATCTGCGTATAATACAGCACCGACTAGATCATTGGACAATACCGCCATACCAAAACTACCAGGTTCGAAACCATAATCAAAATATCGCTGGAATGCTTCTTGCATATCTACAGTCATTTCGTATTCTTCGCCCATCATTTATCCTTTTTTTATGCTATTGCTCTACGAAAAATTAATTCTTGTTTTGAAAATGCTTCTACTTCCCAAGGACAGTTTAGATACTTTGTCCTTTTATTATAGCATTTACCATTCCAATAATTTACACCTTTTTCGGTTTTAAGAATTCCTCTAGCTAACTGTTTAACATGAACCATTTCGTGAGCTAGTGTAATTCCCATACGTTCTAAAGATTGAGGCTTTATTATAACGATAAGACCACCTACTTGTCTAATGTAAGTAGTTTGACCATCAGTATCTTCGTCTACATCACTTCTACTAACCTTTACAAATAGAGCTTTGCGACTCTTTGTTAGGCCTAATTGTTTTATCATTGAAGGTAATATTCCTTCAATGAATTGTTTAGTTCTTTTATTTCGTGCGTGAACTAGATACTGCATTAAATATCACCTTCTCTTTCTCTGCGAGCTCTACGCTCTGCGGCCAGTGTAAAAACTTTTTCGTTGTCGTTGGTCCATTCTACAGTCTTAGGAAGAATGATTCCGAACTCAGTTGTTTGACCGTTAATAGTGTGTGGCTCATTTTCGTCATAGGTCCAACCTAATGCCTTCATCATACGATGTTTTACCAGTAGGTTAGGGCTACGAAAAGCTTCAGTATCACGGAAGCCTAGCATAACACCGATCTCACAAACAGCACCAGAGCGACAAACGCCTGCGTGGCAATGAACAACAACGTTCATACGCTGTTCAAATGCGTGTTGTAACAATCGAACAAGCTCGTCGGCCTGCTCTTGTGAACATCGCATCGCCTCATCTAAGACATGATCTTTTTCCTCAACATCCAAAAATTGGAATTGATGAACTTCTCGGAACTGATATTTCGGGGTAGGAAAATCCCCAGGAGGATCGCAGATCTGTATCAACATAGAATTGATACCTGCATCAATATGGAAACCTTTACGTATATCGCTGAGTGCTACGTTTTGTATCCAAGGTGCCATAGCACTCTCCTTTTACAATCTATATGTTACACGACCTTTGGTAAGATCGTAGGCACTTACTTCTATTTTAACTTTATCACCTAAAATTATTTTAATCTTGTGTTGCTTTAATTTACCACCGGTATAACAAAGTATAGGATTAGGCATTTGCTCTAATTTAACTCGATACATACTACCGGGAAGAACTTCTTCTACAACTCCAACTAATTCTATTAAGTCAGATTTTGACATAGGTATTTTTAATCATTTTGTGATTCTCCGTTTATTATATTATAATATCTTTTTGATTATGTGTCAATTGGAGCGGGTAGCGAGAATCGAACTCGCAAATCAACTTTGGCAAAGTTGTAGGTTACCATTACATCATACCCGCATTAATAATATTCGACATCTGCTGCTAGTATAAATCTATATTTGTTGCTTTGAACTATACCAGGTCTGTGCCATTTATCACCAGGATAAATTAACCAACTATACTCCGAAGGTCTAACAAAAAATTTATTGTCGGACTCTAATCCGTCAGGAGCAAATTCTGTTCCGCAGTAGTCTAAGTCTTTGACATCATCTGGTATATGGAGATAAAATATTCCGCTCATTATTTTACCTTCGGGCTTCTGTGGATGCCAGTGATGGTGCCATAATTTTTCACGGTTTTCGGCACTTTCAAGATTTGTCATGAACGACCAGGCCATCATATTAGATACTTTTACTTCTCGACCCAGATACATAAACACAGAAAATAAAAAGCTCATCCTGTATTTTAACCAAACTGGTTCTGGACGAGCGAAGATGTTTTCTTTAGTTTGATATTTGGGACTATTGGTAAAATAATTACCGTCTGAAATAATGTTCTTGATTGTACCTATAGCTGATTTATTATCGTCTGCAGTGATTACAGAGTTAAAATCAAATTTCCGGAAGATATCGTTTTGATCTATGACTTGCATTTTGTATGGAGCGGGTAGGGAGAGTCGAACTCCGCATTGTCAGCTTGGAAGGCTGCTGGACGCCCCTTGTCCTATCTACCCGCATATAACTATTTACACTGTGGCCTCGCCACCAGGAATCGAACCTGGATTTAATTCTTAGGAGGAACTCGTTCTATCCATTGAACTACAGCGAGTTAATCTTCATCCGGTGGATTGGCCAACGGACTTGTGGATGGTTTTTTCTTTGACCAAGATGAATAACTTTCACCTTCAACTCTCCCACTTTGATTTGGTTTGAGTTGTTGCACTACTCCGCCCTTAGCGAAAAATTCTTCTAGTGCTCGATCCAATGCTGCTTTTTCTTCTTCTTTAGTCATATCGCCTTTTATAAAAATTGGTCGGAGTACAAGGATTCGAACCTTGGACCCCCTGGTCCCAAACCAGGTGCGCTAGCCAGACTGCGCCACACTCCGAATAAATTGGTTGCGGGACCTGGAATCGAACCAAGGACTAGAGCTTATGAGACTCTCGAGATACCCCTTCTCCATCCCGCGATAACTTTAGTTGATAGTACTCGCCGTCTATGACAACGTGTCTATTTAGGAGTCCGGTGCTTCCGTTCCACAGCATCTAACAACAGTTATTTCAGACCTAGTAACATGCCATACTATGTCGCGTAGTATATGCGTCCATATACGATACCTGTCGAGTGCTATCAACTAAAGTGTCTAGCCACGGTTCCCTGTCCGCCCTAGACTGAGTTGTTACCCTGTCCACTGTATTTTGCTTCTGGTGCCGTTACAGTTCGTACCTAGGATTTCTCAAGTCGCTCCTAAAGAGAGCCTTGCGGTAGATCCTACACACCGTACCTTCTATCGCTTGGTAATGGCGCACTTTCTTCCTGAAAAGTGTAACAGGGGTTTATTACAGTAAGCCTTCTGCCTGCAGAGTAGCCACTGTGTCATCAGCCAGAGGAATCTCTGTCTTGATGTTGAGCTCAAGGATTTCATCGTTGAGCTTTTGCTTGGACTTCTTCAAGCTAAGGATTTCTCCTTTGGCCTGATCAATCTGTTCTTTACTGACCACAGTAGTACTCACTGTGTCACCGTAGCCGTAGATACGACTACGAGCTTCGTCCTTGAGACTTTTGATTTTCTCAAGTTTACCTTTAATCACTTCGAGGTCAGTAAAGGGTTTTAGATCAGACAACTGTTCTAGTTGACCGATACGTTTATCAATAAATGCTGCCTTGGCCAATGCAGTATCAATGCCGCTGGCCGCATTGGCTGTACCAACTAAGGCTCGAATGTTGTACAGCGCCATTGTTAGTTTTTGACGACGAGCATCTGCAGCGAACAGTGCTTCGTTGGCTTTGGTTAGTTCAACTCCGGGATCCTGGAACTCGTTGAGTTCGACTGTGGTGTCGAACTTGATATTCTTTACTGCATCGTTGATGCTGTTCTGGATGGCGTTGGCTTTCCTCAGAGTGATATTCATTCCCATTTCGATTTTTCCTTTTTCTTCAATTTAGTTAGATATTCTGATTTGGTATACTTGCCTTGTTCAATCTCTCTTAGAGCTGTAATAGTAGGTGATGCATCTTTTCCATCTACTCGTTGAATTGATCCGTTCTTTAATTCTCTAGCTCTCTGACTGGCAACTAAGACTAGATCAAATCTATTACCAATTTGATTTACTGCTTCTTCTGATGAAATTCTTGCCATCTTGTTTCCTTATATTATACTGACGGGTCAACGAAAGGTCAAGTAATAGACCGGACAATAGACAACGAAAGGTTTGTAATCTTTCTTTGACAATGTGCAAATAACAATACACAGAGGTCTATATATTTCCGATTAACAAATGACATTCTATTAGGGTCGGATCACATAAACACGGTCCAATTTTCAAGGTTGGATTGTAAGTTCGGATTAGGCTGGTAGCCTAAGCCTGTGTCTATCCTCATCTACCTTTCATCTCACCGGTTGCGTATTGCTACACAACAAAACTATTATAAAACAAAAATGACCTTTTGTCAAGTCATTTTTGAGCATCTTGGTGCCGCTTGATGGAATCGAACCAACGATTGATGCTTACAAGGCAACTGTTATACCATTTAACTAAAGCGGCGACATTTGGTGGAGGATAACAGAATCGAACTGTTAATCTCGGCTTGCAAAGCCGATGTTATCCCATTTAACTAATCCCCCAAATACTGATAACTACTTATTCTGTTGATGGTTCTTTACGGCTTTTTTCTCTCTTTGGTTGGATAGCGGCAGCAAGTTCTGCACTAATCATAGCCCGCTTCCAATCATGGCGCTGTTGCTGGCTAGAGAATCTACTTAGTGCTAGGCTAGTTTTTAGAGGTTTGCTCATTCGATAATTTGGACCCGGTTTCAACATTTATTTTTCCTTTTAAAATTTGGTGGAAGCGGAGGGATTCGAACCCTCGGACCATAAGTTCATTACAATCGACGGTTTAGCAAACCGCTGCCTTCAGCCTCTCAGCCACACTTCCTAACTTGGTGCATCGTAATGGAGTCGAACCACTGACATTCGCCTTGTAAGGGCGACGTTCTACCGCTGAACTAACGATGCAAAAATCTGGTGCCCCAGAGGAGACTCGAACTCCTACGCCTTGCGACACTGGCTTCTAAGACCAGCGTGTCTACCATTCCACCACCGGGGCATTTGTATATTATGTATTCTTTGTTGACAATTGTCAACAATATTCTGGCGCCTCTGGAGAGATTCGAACTCCCATAACCTGGTTTAGAAGACCTGGCACCGCTCCATCGGCAGAGGCGTTATTTAATCCAATCGACCATTTCTTTCATACGGTCTTTATATATTTGAGAAAACTCAGTTTGAAAGTAAGCAAAATTCCAAATCGTCCTAGTCCTGGTATTTTGCTTACTTTCATGATATTCCTATTACAATGATATT